AGGAGCTTGATGCCGTTAGTAAAAGAGATCGTGATAAAAATTTAATGATTGGATCTAAAGTGAAAATATTAAAAGTTCCGTTTGATGGGGTAATTGGAGAAGTTACTGCTGTGGAAGGTACAAAAGTATATATTTCTAGTAAATTAAATAAGGCGTTGTTTGAAATTTGTTGTTCTTTATCAGAAATAGAAATTTTGGACGGAGGTTAGCTGGTGTTATCAAAGGATGATTTTTTAATGCATTCAACTAGATTAGATATAGATGTTAATCAATTAAGTGAGGATGATTTAGATTATTATTGGAATTTTTGGGTTCCTAAGGATAAGCTTTCGGAATATTTGGATAAGTTAATGCGATGTCTTACTGATGATGAAAGATATATAATTGATTTAATAGTATTCGATAAATATTCATTTAGGAAAGCTAAGGAACAGTTAGAAGTAGATCATGCTAGTATTTTTAGAAGATACAAGCGAATACTAAGAAAATTATATATAGAAGCTATTAAACTGATTTAAATTTAGGAGTAATAAAGATGTATACTTACAATCCTTTTTCTAAGGATTTAGATTTTTCGAGACATTGTAAGGGTAATGGTCCGTCCTTATTATATGGATTTTTGGATTTGTTTAGTGAGGTTATTTATCAAAATAAAATACCTTCCCCTACTACAGTATTAACTGGAAGCGGAGGATCTGGTGAGCTACAAAGCGCTATAAATTCCGCTTCTTCTGGAGATGTGTTAGTGGTAAGATCTAATATAGAATACTCTCCTATAGTAATACCTGCTAATAAAAATTTATCTATTTTTGTTGATGAAGGCTATTCAGCTGCTATAAACGCTAATAATACTACTTATTGTGTAGCTTTTCAGGATCAAGCTCAAAATGTTATTATATCTGGGTTTGCTTTAAAAAATCAACAAGGTAGTAATACTCCAGGTGCTGTAGATAATGCTGGTGCGGTGTGTTTGAACAGCCCAGCTTTAGTGAAAAATATAGTATTAAAAGATTTAACAGTATTTAATTGTTCTGAAGCAGGAATTCAATTTCAAAGACAAGCTAGTGCTACGACAGCTCCGTCTAGTGAAGAGGATTTATGTAGAAATATTTGGATTATTAATTGTGAGTTGGATACTTGTTCTACAGTAGATAGTACTGAAAATGGAGCTATAGCCTTTTATGATGCTAAGGATGTTTATATTTTAAACAATAAATGTTCTGGATCTTTACGTGGTATAATGTGTAGTAATACAGTAGATGTGTTTATAGGTGGTAATTGGATATATAATAATAGATATGAAGGGATTAAATTAGATACTGTAGCTTCCAATCAGTTCCCATTTAGTAGGGCTTTTGTCTTTGATAATTTGGTTTGGAAAAACGCTACATTGAGTTATGGAGCTGGTATACGTGCTGATGATAGAAGTGCTTGCATAATAGTTAATAATACAGTAGTGCAGAACAACGATGGCGGTATTTTAGTTGAAGACAATTCTGATTACGGTTTGGTGGCTAATAATATTTGTTACGATAATGTTGGAAATGGTGTAGAAACTGAGGATTCCATACAGAGGGTTTTAGTTTTGAATAACATCAGTTATGCTTCTTCTTTGAGTAATTTTAACTTAGGAACTGATACTCCAAGCAGTATTACTAATATAGAGGTGGATCCTAAGTTTACTAACGTTAATGATCCATTGAATGGTGGATTAAAACCAAGTATGGAAAGCCCTGCGTGGTTTTTTGGGTATAGAGGGCTGCCTATTGGGTGTATGAGTCAAGAAAGAGATTTGGAAACATTAATAAAAGCTTGGGATGCTAAGTCAGTATTATTTACATCTTTTTATTCTGTAATGTCTAAATTTGAGAATATGTCAAGAAGTGGAACTGTTCAATTTTCTAATCAATCTAGTAGTTCAGTGGTATTTGATTATCCTTTACCAGATGCTAATTATTCTATTTCTATTACTCCTAGCTTTTCTAGTCAGGGGTGGTATTCAAATAAAACCAACACTGGATTTACTATTAATTTTTCTTCTAATGTTACTGGAACAGTTGATTGGAGTGTTGATTATTTATCGTTAGGGTAATTATGTATGATATAAATCATAAGACTGCTAAGGAGAAACTTGGAGAAAAATATAATGAGCTTTTAGAGAAGGATTGGAAAGTAGCTGAAATACCGGAAGATTATGAGTGTAAAAAAGGTAGGGACGGTAGGAAACTAAATAAGAATTCTTTAAAAAATTTAGTGCAATACAGGAAGAGGAGTAAAAAGGAAAAACAGGTGGCGCTTGAACAATTAAGGTTTAAGGAGAAGAAAGACGTGCCAAAGAAAAAACGTGGCAGACCTCCCAAAAAGAAGAAAAAAGAGGTGGAAAGTTCTGTAGGTGAAAGAAAGCGTTTAATTTTAGAAAGGCTTACTGAAGCTATACCTCTAGAAGAAATTTTTCATGAAGAAGAACTAAAGATTTTTTTAGATTATTTGGAGGTGTATTTAAAAGATTTTGAAGATCAGGAATTATCTGGAAGTGATATGGATGATATTATATCTATAGCTACTAATAGAGTATTAGAATTGAGGCTTTTAAAGCATAGTAAATCTAAGGCGAGTGTTCAAGTTCAAGTATCTACATCTATTGAAAAACTTAGAAAACAGACTGAGAAATTAAAAGAAAATTTGGCGGCTCGGCGTAGAGATAGGATGAAAGGATCAAAGCATGATTTTACTATAGTGGATTTAGTAATGTTGTATGAGCAGAATAAGGATACTATGTTTAAAGATCGTGCTAAAAGATTGTTAGATGAAGAGCAAGAGTATTTAACTAGTAGGCAGCCTCATGGAAATAAGGAGGATGTTGTATAATTGTTAAAAGAATCTCTTTTGTTAGAAGGTTTTGAATTAATAGAGTTATATAGACAAGATCCTGTTTTAGCTGCTTATGATTTATTAAATTTGAAATTTGCTCCAGCCCATAGAATAATATTAAGAGATATGTGGCATAAGAATTTTGTGATTGCTGTATGTTGCAGGGGTTTTGGAAAGAGTTTTTTGTTTGCAACTGTAGCGGTGCTAAGCGCTTTACTCTATCCAGGATATAGGGTTGGTTTGATTGCTCCAACTTATAGACAAAGTAAGCATATTTTTTTAGAAATAGAGAAGATGTATCAAAAGAGTCCTATATTCCAAGCAGCTTGTGAAAAGAAGCCGACTAGAGGATCTGATTCGTGTTATGTTAAATTTAAGGGAGCTCCTGGAAGCTGGATAGAAGCTTTGCCTCTTGGTGATGGTACGAAAATTAGAGGATCTAGGTTTTACACTATTTTGGTAGATGAATTTGCTTTTATGCCTGCTAAAGTGTTTTCTACAGTTATTAAACCAATGGCTGTAGTATCTAGAGATCCAATGGAGAATGTTGAGAGAATTAAGCAGCAGGAAAAGTTGATTGCTAAAGGTTTGTTGGATCCAAAAGAAATAGATGAGGAATCGGCTAATAAGATTTTAGCTGCTTCTACTGGATTTTTCAAATTTAACCACATGTGGGATAAAATGAAAGAGTATTGGAAAAAGATTGATGCTGGGGATTCTAGATACGCTGTCCATCAGATTCCATATTGGGATTTACCAAAAGGGTTTTTAGATTTAACCAATATAGAAGAAGCTAAAAGTACTATGTCTGCTGTAGAATTTCAGATGGAATATGAAGCTTTGATGGTTGATGATAGTGATGGTGCTTTTAAGGCTTCTTTATTGGAAGCGTGTACAGAAGCTTCAAATCATTCTATTGAGTTGAGAGGAATTCCAGGTGCTGAGTATGTGTTGGGGGTGGATACTGCTTCTAAAAGAGATCATTTTGCTGTAGTTGTTGTTAAGTTGGGAACTAAAAATCAAATTGTTAATGTTTTAGATATTGAGGGTGCTTCTTTTCCAGATATGGCTAGATCAATTTATAGATTATGTGATAATTATAATGTTATTAGAATTATGGCTGATAGGTTTGGTGGTGGAGAAAGTTTGAAAGATATTTTAGCTTTAGGGTTAGATGGGTTTGATCCTATTTTAGAGTATGATGATAAGTCTCCTAGGATGGGACGGAGGTTGTTAGAATTATGTACTCCATCACCTAAATGGATTACTGATGCCAATTTTGGCGCTAAAGCCTTATTAGAAAAAAGAGAGGTTTTATTTCCATTACCGCCTTCTTCTAGTAGTGATAAAGAAGCTGATTCTTTTGATTTAGTTCGTAAAATGAAATCTCAAATATTAAATATAGTAATGACACAGAATACCTATGGGACTTTTAAATTTAATACTCCTAAGAAAGGAATGCATAAAGACTTGTATTCCGCTTTTATTTTAGCATGTTGGGGAATAACGAAGTTGAGAAAAGAAAAAGAAGAAGGTGGACAACAGCAACCTGTTATATTACAACATGGATTAGTTCAACCTAGAGAAATTGGAGGAGCTTATGGATACGGTTATATATCCTGATGAAATCAGGCATAAAATTAAATCAGGTTACATCATTTTATGGAAGGGTGAAGGTTTGATATCTAAAATTATCAGATTGTTTTCTGAATATAGTCACGCTAGTTTGGTTGTTAGATTGGATAGGTATAAAGGTCTCAGAGATCGTGTGTTTTTGATTGAAGCTTTGGCTACTGGGTTAGAACCTAGATTGCTATCTAAGAGATTAAAACATTATAAAGGTGAGGCCTTTATTTTAGTGCCAGACGATATTACTGATGAAGTAGCAGAGAAAATTACTGTGCTTGCTTTAGAAAAATGTGCTGAGCATATTAAATATGATTTCAAAAGCCTTGTTAAAAATATTTTTGGTAGGGTCAGCTTATCAGCGAGACAGTTTTTCTGTAGTGAGTGGGTATGGTGGGTTAGAGTAAAGTTAGGTTTATCTAAAAACGGTATTGCTCCTAGACCTGGTGATTTACCGAAATTAATACCTGGTAAAATTTATAAACTAGAGTATAGAGGAGATTAAGTATGGATTTGGAAAAGGTTACGGAAGAATTAAAAAATAAATATAAGGATTTAGGAATAGAAAAAATTGAATTGAATGATGGAAAGGCCTCTTTTTACGTTAGGCCGACTTCTAAAGCTTTAGCTTTTTCTGAGACAGCTTCTGTAGTATATAGAGATAAGATTTCGAGAGAAGTTTTAGATTTATTTTCTGATACGAAACTTCCTTCTAAAGAAGATCCTAAAAAATTATTTAAAAAGTCTTATAATTATTATTGGGATATTGATATTTACGGTAGTGTTATAGATACTTTAGTTAATTTATCTATTAAGGGTTTTGAAAATGATATAGGAGATCATGAGATTAAATATTTTTATGATTCTTGGTGTATAGCCACCAATTTTTTACAAGTATTAGAGTGGATTTTTTTAGATTTTTTTAGAATAGGAATGGTTAGGACATATAAGATTATAGGTAAATTTGATTTACCTGTAACACATTTAACACCTCCAGAATCTATGATAAAAGGTAGAGCGTTTGCAGCTAAGAAAAAGAAATGGTCGAAGTCACACATCCCAATTGCTTATACTGTTTTAAATCCATTGCTTGTGGATATAGAAGGTAGTTTACTTTTTGATAATACTAAAGTAGTGTTGAAGGCTAATAAAGAGTTACAAGAGATGTTAAAAAAACCAACATCCAAGTTAACTCCGGCTGAAAAAGAAATTGTTAAAAGACTTCCAAGTGATTTTAAGAATTCTATTAAAAAAAATAAGGGAATAGAATTAGATCCGGAATTAGTTGGTTCAATTGATTATAGGAAAATGCCATATGAACGGTATCCTAGACCGAGAGGAACTAGAGCTTTTGAATCAATTGAATATAAAAATGCGTTGAGGGAAGCTGATTTAAGTACATTGGACGGTATTTCTAATTATATTTTGAAAATAACTGTTGGAAATGATCAATATCCGGTAACAAGTCAGGAGGAGTTGGATAAGGTAGCTCAATTATTTAATACGCCATCAAAAGCTTTTAATGTTGTTTGGAACCATACTTTGGAAATAGAAAGAATTGTTTCTCCGGAAATAGAGTCTGTTTTAGGTAAGGATAAATATGGGCAAGTAAATGAGGATATTTCTGGAGCATTGGCTTTTCCACGAGCTTTTTTAGATGGTGTTCAAACAGTAAATTCTTCTACAGCTGTTATTTTGGCTCAAGTTGTGGTTGAAGAAGTTAACTATGCTAGAATGAAAGTTGCTAATTGGATTTATAATGAGTATAGACAGATAGCAGAAGCTATGGGGTTTTCCCAATATCCGAAGATTCGTTGGGATTCGACTATATTAAAAGATATTATTTTATATATGACTGTAGTTAGTCAATTAGTAGATAGAAGAATGTTAAGTTATAGAACTGCTTTAGAACGTTTAGGATTTGATTTTGACAACGAATTAAATAATATGTTAGAGGAGTTTCCATATGTTATGGATGGGTATTTTGGGATTATAGGTAGTCCGTGGCAACAAGCTAAACAGGGGATACCTATAGATGTTCCTTTAGATAATACTCAGAAAACCCAGAAGGCACCTAAGGGAACACCGTCTTATGGGAGACCTAAAGGACAGGTGCCTACTAAGAAAAAAGCTCCTAAAGGAATGACCAATTCTGAATTAAAACAACATATTCTTAAAATGTCTAAAGAGTTGGGATTGGATTCTTTAGATGATTTAGTTTTGAGACTAAAAGAGTTACGTATTATGGAGGACAACAGTGAATAATAAAAATTCATATGAGATTGTAATACCTTTAGAAATTAATGATAACTTAACAGATAAACAGAAATTAGAAATAGCGTCTGCTTTAGATTTGCCAGAAGATACTCAACCAGATCTTCTTTATTTCCAAGGAATATTAGTAAGTTCTGGGGAAAATTTAAATTCTGCTTTTTTCTTACCATCTGAATTGGTGAAAGCGGAAGCTACGATTGTAAATAAGCCTATAGATATTGAACATAACGAAGATGATATTATCGGTCATATTTATGATAGAGTTTATTTGAGTAAAGATGGTGGTGATTTATTGGATTTGGAAGAGTTGAGATCGAGATCTGATTTAGATAGTTCTATGTCTATGGATATAGCTATTGCTGGTGTGATATACAAAGATAGGTTTCCAAAGATATCTAAAGAGATTAAAAAAGGTGAGTGGGCTCTTAGTATGGAAACTTATTATTCAGATTTTGAAATAAGAATTGGAGACTTAGTTTTTTCTAGACAAGAAGCAGAAGTGTTAGGTTTAACTGATGTTGTTGGAAGTGAAGTTGCTTTTGTTAAAGATGGTGAAGAATTAGTAAAGGGTAAAGTAGTTAGAGTTTTAAGAGATCTTACTTTTTGTGGTTGTGGTATAGTTAAGAATCCGGCAAATCCAGATTCAGTGTTTTTAGATGTAGCTAATAAAAAAGATAAGGATAACAATAGTTTGATTGTAGATGTTACGAAACTATTTGAATCTGCTAATAAAAAAGACAACGGTTCTGATAATAATAGAGATGATAATGACAACACTAATGTAGATAATAGTAACAACGATAAAGTTGATGATAAAGACAAAGCCCAGATTACATATCCGGATACTCCTGATAGTGGAGAAGGCGGTAAAGATCCGACTACAGTTGGACAATGTGTACATTATCAACGGTTTGATAAAAATAATAAAGAAATTAATTGGTGTAAATTATATGATACTAAGTGTACTAGTAAGTTAAGACAAATAACAGATAAAGACTGTTTGTATTATAAGGATTATTATAGTACAGTATCTGAATTTGTAGAAAAAACTGTGGCTGATTTATTGGAAGAAAATAGTTGGGATGATTTGATTAATAAATTAGTTGAGTCTTTAGAATTGGCTCGTAAATATAAAATAGGAGGTTAAAATGAAGGAACTGTTATCCAAACTTGAGGCTACCATTGAAAAGGCTGATCAAATTTTAGATGAGTCTGATCGTGGGTTGATAAAGTTATTTGCTGGGTTTGGTAAAGAGGTAGCTGAAAAATGGTCTAGAGCTTATATCAACTCTTTACCAGATAGTGCATTTATTTTTATTGAGCCTGGATATAAAGAAGGTATGAATAAAAATGCTAGGCATTTACCATATAAAAATAAAGAAGGAAAAGTGGATATTCCACATCTGAAAAATGCTTTAGCAAGATGTAGTTTGATTAAGCCAGTTCTTGGTACTATAAGTGCTGAGGAAGCTAGAAAGAAGGCTTGTGCTAAAGCCAAACAGATAGCTAAGAAGTATTTAAAGACTTATCAAAAATAAATAGGAGGTTAAGTAATGAAAGATAAAAATATTCAGATTGATTATGATGCTATTAAAGAATTTGTAGAACAAGCTTTGAAAGAAAAAGAAGATGAAAAACTCAAAGCTGCTATTGAAAAGCTTTTAACTAAATCCAATGAGACTATAGAATCTCTTACATCTTTGGTTGATGTAAAGGATCAAGCTATTCAGGATTTAGAAGTAGAATTAAGTAATTTTAAAGAAGAATTAGAAAAAGTCAATGAGACTGTTGAAGAAAAAGAAAAAGCTCTTGAAGAAGCTACTAATAAAGCTGAAGAGCTGGAGAAAGAGTTAGCTGAGATGAAAAAAGATCTTATTTTAGTAGAAAGAGTTAAAGTTCTTGAGGAAGCAAGTGTTCTTAGAAGCGGTAAAGCTTTAGATATTCAGAAAGCTAAAGTTAGAGAAATGACTGATGAGGATTTTGAAGCTTATAAAGAAGAGCTTGTTGCGATTAGGAAAGAGCTTGAAGAAGAGTTAAAGAAAAGTATCGCTGATAAAAAAGATAAAGACAAAAAAGATAAAGCAACGGCTTCTTTAAATTTAGAAGATGATACAGATGATGACGATGTTAAAGCTAAATATAAAAAGCTTGGTAAAGCTTTGGCAGAGTATATTTCTAAGAAGGAGGATTAAAATATGTTTATTCCAAGACAACCTGTTGTAGACAATCAATTTTGTGAATATACAACTACTAGTGGGACTGCTGGCATTGGTGGTACTATAGCTGATGCTGGTGCTGTAGTGTATTTAACTGATTCTTTTAATGCAGAAGTTAAGGTTTTCGATGACACTTTAAGTGCTGATAAACCTGCTTTTGGATTTTTAATGCAGAAAGTTAAGATGGGTTACCATCAGTTACATCCAGCTGGATACATGTTACCTGGAGATCTCGGATCTTCTGATGTTATCGCTCAGCCTAAATTTAGTGGTACGTCAGTGGTTGGAACTCAGAAAGCTCCTGTTGGTGTAGCTCATAATGGAGGTATTTTTGATACTACTCATTATACTTCTTATGATGGATCTGCTTATCAGGATATTAAGGCTGGTGATATTATGAATGTTACTTATAATATGGATGGTAAAATAACTAATTTTGCTACAAGTGGTAGTGATGCAGATCATAAAGTTCATCCTAATGCTATGGCTCCTAGTATAGGGTCTAGTAATGGGGTTGCTTTAGTTATAGAAGGTGTTAGTGCTGCTAGAGCTCAATCTACTGCTGCTGGTCAGACTTTATATCCGATTAAGATAAAATTGCTGATATAAATAAATTTAAGTAAAAAAAATGAAAATGGCCGACTGAAAATTAGGCCGAGGAGGATAATAATGGATGTTAAAGAAATGAGAGCTTTGTTTAAAGCTACTGCTAATTTTGAATCTAAAGAAGCTAGAGAAGCTTTTATGGAATTTGCTGCTGCTTTAACTGAACCTATTCTTCAGAAAGTTGAAGAAGAGTCTATTATGCGTCAGTTGTTTCAAACTGAGGAGTTAGAACCTGGTGCTCAAGCTTCTTATCCTGTAGCTGATGATATAGATATTCCAGTATGGGTATTACCTGGGTTAGGTTATATGGCTCAGAATTTTATTGAGGGTGTGGGTGAAGAAGTTGTTGTGCCCACATTTTCTATTAATGCTTCAGGAGATTGGAAGGTTCAATATGCTAGAGATGCTAGGATTGATATTCCAGCTAAAGCTGCAGCAGCTGCTGCTAAAGCTATCGCTAAATTTGAGGAAGAGTGTGGTTGGAAGGTAGTTATTCCTGCGGCTACCAGTGCTTTTGCTGGAAAGGGTCTTTTGGGACCTAGGAATGCTCCTATTTATGAAATTCCTGCTGCTGATCCTGGTGCTGGCTATTTATCAAAATATTTGATTAATAAAATGATGGTAGGATTTAGGAGAGTTGGTAGGGTTCTTACCGATCTTTATGTTTCTCCTGAAGATGCTGCTGATATTCGAGTATGGACTGATACTGAAATAGATCCTGTAACCAGAAGGGAGATATTCCAAGCCGCTGGTTTAGGTCAGATTTGGCAAGTAACTCTTCATGAAGTGGTTCAGCTTGGTGCGCAGGGAGAATATAATTTAAATTCTCATGATTCTGGCTACGGTAAGTTTTTATTAGATGCTTCTAATAAATATAACGATTATACTGCTACGCACCCGAATAAGACAGATGCTAATGGTAATGTAACCTCTTTAGGAGAGACTCAGATATATGGGTTTGATCTTAAGACGGATAATTCTTTAGTAATGCCTATTAGGAAGCAGTACGAAGCTATTCCCGATCCGACTCTTCTCAGACATCAGAAACAAGGTTTCTTTGGTTGGGAGGAAGTTGGTTTTGCTTGTTTAGATTCTAGAATATTAGCTATGGGTGTTATTGATAGATCTCTGTAATAGATGATTAACCGTGCCCTTATTCTAGGGCACGGTAAAAGAGGTTAATATGCCTTTACCCAAACCTGTTAAAAACGAGAGACACTCTAACTGGATTAGGCGATGTATGTCTAATGATACTATGAAGTCTGAATTTAAAGATATAAAGCAAAGATACGCTGTTTGTGAAGATCTTTGGAAAAACAGGCATAAAGAAAAGTCAGTGTTATTTATAGATTTAGTCGGGAGTTATTAAATGTTAAGAAAAATTTTGATTATTTTGAAGAAGTTTTTTATAAACGTTTTCAAATTTTTCAGGCTAATAGATGATACTTTAGAGGAATCTTGTGATACTGTTAAAAAAGTCTTTTTATCTAGTATAGGATTTTTATTAGAAAATAATAAAGATAAAGCTAAAGAAGTGTTAAAGTTTTTGATAGGTATGCAAGCTCTTTTGGCTAGAGGATATGATGTAACTGAGGAATTTTTTAGATATGAATTATCTAAACTTTTAGATGGTTTGGATATTAATTTAGAAGTAAAGAACCATTTTTTGGATTTGGTAGACATAGGTTTGGATTTATTAGGTGTGTCTGATTCTAAAGATCGTTTGTTAGATATCTTAAGAGAAGCTGAGAACTTAGTAAAACAGTATATGAGATGATAAAATTTATTTTAGTAGCACTGTTGGTTGAGAGTGTTACCAATATTGTTTCTAAGTCTGAAATATTTTTACCTATCCGCAGGTGGTTGTTTTATAAAAATAAGTTTTTACATAATTTAATAGATTGTCCATATTGTTTGTCGGTATGGGTAGGGTTACTATGTTCGGTTTTGTGCGATATTAAGTTGACTTTTAGTGAAAATTTATATGTTGATTATATTATAAGTGGTTTATTATTACATCGAAGTTCTAATATTTTGCATTATCTTATTGATTTATTAATGGAAAGGAATTAAGGAGGTAAGTGATGGAAGGATATATTGAAAATGTTTCTAATTTACAA